ATGTCCGTGGATTTGCGGATCGGCACAAAGATTTCCTCATGCTCGATGTGCTTCGGCTCACACCGCCACACCTCCGAGATTCGCATGCCGCCAAAAACTCCGAGCACGAGCCAAGCGCGGAGGCGCGCATCTTTTTTAGTGAGCGCCAGCAACCGCTTCACCTCCGCCACCGTCAAGAGGTGATGCTCCGGCGCGGCCTTCGGCGTGTCGATCTTGAGCACCGGATTGGTCGATGTGAGTTCGTAGCGAACCAGCCAATTCCAGACGAGCCGGAGATACACGAACCCTTGGTTCGCCGTAGTCCCCGACCACCCCGGCCGCGAGAGAAACGCATCGATGTGAATCGCTTTGATGTCGCGGAGTTCCTTCGCGCCATACTCCGCCACGAACTTCCCCCACCACCACTCCAAGAGCCGCCGGTGGTTCCCATCCTTCAGCTTCGGCATCCGCGCCAGGCAGAACTCCCGCCACCCCTGCGCCACCGTCATTCCCGCCGGGCCGGTGAAAGCCTCCGTCCCGCGAGTCTCCAGCTTCTCCAAGAGTGCCGCCTGATGAACCCGCGCCTCCGCCTGGGTGCGAAAAAATTCCCGCTTGGCGACGCCATTGATCCGCGAAAAAACCACGAATCGAGGTTCCCCCCGCACCGTCGCCGTGCGAATGGTTACCACCGGCTTGTTGCGCCGTGTTGCGCTTGTTGCGCTCATGGGGGCAATTTCAACCATTTGCCGTGCCATTTCAATCCATTTCGTGCGATACAGAAAAACGCCCGCCGAGCCAGTGTTTATGCGGTTCGAGGGGCTTCAGAAGGAGAGAGCCGACGACGAGATTTGAACTCGTGACCTATCGATTACGAATCAAAAAACTAGTGCTGTAAATCAAGGATTTGCAAGAGCGTTGCGCTGGTGTTGCGCGGAGGTCTTATTTTGGCCGGTAAAAGTTCACATTCCACCGCCTGCCTTTGATCATTATTTTGACGGCTCGTTTTTCGAGAATTCCATTTCGGACGGCTAAGTCTGCGAGTTGTCTGCCTGCATTTCCTCGAAGGCCGGATTGTTGTGCGATTTCCATGTTGGTCAGCCAGCCTTCTTTTTTGAGTTGGGCGGGGTCGGTAACGGCGACACCCTCGAAAAAAGCGCTCCAGGCTTTTGTTAGATCGGGAGCAGCCACGGGTGGCCGTTTTTTCGTTCGCATAGATTCACGGTGAGGGAGGTGTCGCAATAGTGGCCGTAGGCGAAGCCTTGCGACCATGCGAGCGTCGCGCGGCGGGCGCTGGCGTATTCCATGTCGAAGCGGGCGAGCATGCCGACGCAGTGGCCGGTGGCTCCGTCGAGCGTGCGGGCGCGTTCGCTGCCGACTCGATGGAGGTGGGCGAGGACGCAGTTGCCGTAGGTCTCGGCGTGGTCTCGGATGGCTTGCACATTGAACATGTAGCCATGCAGGAATTTTGTTCCGCCGAGTTGGGCGTAGCTTCTGATGTGGTAGGGATAAACTCTTGCCTTGAGCTTCTTGGCAGCGTCTTCGATGGCTTGGATGGTGAGCGTGGCGGCGTGCGCTGCGAGAGCGTTGGGCGAGGCGGCGAGCTTGTAGAGCCGCGCTTCGTGGTTGCCGAAGAGGATGTGCTGTGGCCGGAGTTCGTGGAGGAAATCAATCCCGGCGCTGAGATCGTCGCTGACGCTGGCGGCGCGGTCGGAGGAGTTCGGATCGTTGACGGCTCCAGTCCTGAACGCCGCTAAGTCCAAAAAATCTCCCAAGTGAAATGTCGCGGACGGCTCAGGTTTCCAGCGTTCCTTAAAAGTTAGGACGGCCTTGCGGGCTTCGGGGTCGATCTGGTCGCCGTGTGAGCATCCCACGGCCATCCATTTTTTCCATTTCTTGATTGGGGTCATGGGAGGTCGGGAATCTCGTTGTCTTTTCGGAGTTCCCAAATGAAGGAACGGATTTTTTCGAGCGTGGCGGGGCAGGCTTTGCACTCGCGGCCTTCTTCGTCGCGCCATTCGCGAAATTCGCCGCTGCCATGTTTAAGGAAGGCGCGGATTTCTTGAAGGAGGTCGTCGATTATTAAAATCGTGTCCATGCCTTTGACGGCGCAGATGTGCTCGCAGCGTTCTTCGGGCAGGGTGAACTCGAGAGTGGCTTTCACGCTTCTTCCTCCTCGTCTTCTTCCTCTTCTTCCTCGTAGGGCCAGAGAAGTTCTTCGGCTTCGCGGGCGAGGGCTTTGGCTGCGAACTGGTTTCCGAATTGGAAATCCATGTTGTAGGTGACGGCCTCGTCTTCCCACGAGACGACGCAGATGCCGTGGGCGAAATGCTCGGCGAGGAGGGCGCGGGCTTGGAGCATGACGGCCTCGCGGTCTTTTGGCGGGGCGGGTTTCTTTGCCATATCAGAGCACTCGGTTGAGGGCGGCTAGGAGGGCGGCGTGCGCGGCGGGGGAGCAGTCGTCTTTGCGGCCGGGGGCGACATCGGCGTGGCGGATAATGTTGGCGAGCGGGATGTGGTGCTCGCGGAGGATGGGGAGGAGATATTCGACGGCGCTGAGGAGGGCGTCTTCGCTGAGCGGAGTTTGGTAGGTGTCGCCTTCCCAGGCTATGCCGACAGAAAATGAGTTGGCGTCTTTGCGGCCTTGCCACGAGCTGACCCCGGCGTGCCAGGTTCGCTGGGTGGGGAGGGCGAGGGCGGTTCGTTTGCCGTTGCGGGCGATGATGCAGTGGTAGCTGACTTTGCTGACGGGATCGCTGCACCACGAGACGCTTCCGGCGTAAGCGCCGGAGGTGTGATGCAGGACGATGTGCGTCGGCTTGATGACGCGGCCCGCGCTGATGTTCGGCGTGCGTTTGTTCGTCTGCTGGTAAAACTTCGGCTCGGGCTTGATGGTGCCGGAGGTTTTGGCCGGGGAGGTTTTGGATGGCTTCGCGGGCTTCGGCTCGGGCTGTGGCGCGGGAGATTGCGCGGGCTTGGGGAGCATGAAGAAGCGAGCGAGGAGGCTGATCATTTGTCCTTGAGCGCGGGGATTGATTTCTGAAATTCGCCAAGAGCGTTCCAGAGATCGCGGTTGGCGGCTTCGCCTTCAGTCAGGCGCGGCTCAAAGCGAACGCTGGTGCGGAGGTGGAGCGTGCCTGCCTCGCCGACGCGGTCGCCAAATGGGGGCATCGGGACGGCCACGCACGAGGTCAGGAAGGCGAGCGCCAGAAATATCCATCCCAGCATCACCATGGTTGCCGCGACGCGGGGCGGGGTCATTTTTCTTTTCGGAAAATGTTGATCGTTCCGACGAGGCCGAGGCCGGCCGCCACGATCTGGTTTTGAAGTTCTGGCTCGAGCTTCACGCCGAGGGCGACGGCGACGAGAATCAGTCCGCGCCATGTAGAGTTCTCGGAGAGACGGTCGAGGACAAAGAAGATTGCTTTCATCGAGTTGGCGCGGCGTGTCAAAGCCCTAGCTGTTGTGGCGGTCGAGCTTGGATTCCAGCCGGTCCATGATCGTGATGGCGCGGTTGGTGGTCTGCTGGTTGCTGGAAATCACTTCGAGCATTTCGCGGTTCGCGGTTTTGAGGTAGGTGACGAATTCTTCGTTCTGCTGGTCCATCTTCGACTCGACGCGCTCAAGGCGGCGGGTGAACCAGCGGAAAAGCACGCTGGCAAAAATGAGGCCGATCACCACGAGCGCGATCAGGTGCCAGGTGGCATCCTGTCGCGCGGCGTGGTTGACAAAGCTCAGGGCGGACTCGGGGGTCATGAGTTCGCCTGAGCGATGAGGTTGCCTACGATGGCTGTAGTCGCGACATTCGCGAGGCGCTCGGTGTTGAGGGCCGAGACTTTGGCGAGTTCGGCGGTCAACTCCGTGCGGACTTGGCTGGCCACGGTGGCGGCGCTTGGGGCTGTCGCACCGCTGACTGGTGCATCGATGCGGGCGAGTTCGGTGGCGAGTTCCACGCGCACCTCGTCGGCGATGGCGGCAGCGCTTGGGACTGTTGGCGCATTAGTGAGGGTCGTGACGGTCGCCAAGGTGCCGGATGGCGCGAGGCGGGAGCTGATGGCGGCATCGATCCGCCCGAGTTCAACAGAAAGCTCGGTGCGGACTTGGCTGGCGATTTCGGCCTCGGTCGGGACATCGGGCGAGTTGGTGAGGGTATCGACCACGCCTCCGGTGATCTCTTTGGTGCTGGCGCTCCACACGGCTGTTGCCACAGAGGCCGCGCTCGGAGCGGAATCGGTCGGGATGCTGTCGATCTTGCCTCCGGTGCGCTCGAGGTCGCTGCGGATTGCGGCGACCAGCGAAACTTCCGAGAGGTTGGTGTTTCCGATGGCGCCGACGAGGGCGTTGAGCACGGCTTGGCCGTCGCCTTCGTTGAGGAGCGAGCCTTCCACGGCTGCGCTGATCTGCGCGGTGGTTGGGATGTCCGAGACCGCTGCGGGCGAGGCCGGGAGGTTGTCGGTTTTGCTTTTGATCGCGGAGATGTCCGAGTTGGCTGGCGCGGTGTAAGAGGCCGAGGCCAGTCGGCTCGAAACGGAAGCATCAAGGTTCGAGATTTCGGTCAGTTCGGTGCGGACGGCTGAGGCTACCGAGGCGGCACTAGGCACGCTCGGGAGGTCGCCGGTCGTGAGGGTTGAGCGGCTCGAGATCGTGGCGTCGAGGTTGGCGAGCTTGGTCGAGTTGGAATCCAGTTCTGTTCGGATCTGGACCACGCTGGGGATCGTGAGACCAAAGATGGCAGCTTCAACGAGGCTTTGGTCGGCGGGGTCGCTCGGCAACGCATCGGTCTTGCTCTTGATGGCCGAGATGTCCGAGGTCGGGATGTCAGCGGCCACGGCGCGGGTGCTGGTGGCGACATCCAAGCGCGAAAGCTCGGTGGATAGCTCCGTTCTCACCTGGCTGGCGATTTGGCTTGGCGTCGGCACGGTCGGTGCGTTGGTGAGCGTGTCAACTACGCCGCCGGTGATGGTGCGGCTGGCGGCTCCCCACACAGCGCTAGCCACGGCAGTCGGATCGAGGACGGCTGTGCCGGTGGTCTGCATTGTTGCGCCTGTGCCTGCGGTGACGCTGTGCGTATCCGGAACGGTGAATGTGACCGATGTTCCAGACACCACCGAGGCGATGGTGTAGGTTCCGTTCCATTCGGAATTGCTCGCGCCGGTCACGGCAAACTTATCACCGACGACAAGCGGGTAGCTATACGCCAAGGTTGCCGTTGCGGTCGTGCCACTGCGGGTTGCCGTGAATGGCATGCTTGGCCCGTAGTTCACCGAGAGCGCCACCGATCCGCGAGCTGGGACGGTGAGGCGTCCGGTCTGCGAGTTCCCGATTCCGTATGCCACGCCTGCGCGAACATCGGTCGGCGCGGCTTGGTTGAGAGCAGTCGAGTTGTCGGCGGTGAACATATCCACATAGGTGCCGATTCCGTTTAATGCGTAGCGTGTGCGTGCATTAAGCGGTTGCGAGTTAAGGAAATATCTAGCTGCATATACCGCCGCCGTTCCGTTGGCGCTATTGATAAAAGAGCCAGAAAGGCGGTTCGTTGCGCTAGCGTTAGCTGACACGAAACCGGCCGCGCCATTAGTTGCAGTTATGTCACCAATGATTGTAAATGCTCCAGTAGAGGCGTTGTTAGCACCAGCAGCGGAGACTCCTGCCGTCACATTCCCGGTTACAGAGATAGTTCCTGTGGCCGCATTATTTAACGCATGAGCTATTGCGCCCAATACATTTCCGGTTACATTTATTGTTCCTGTGGATGTATTTGTAACCGCGAGGCCAGTTAAACTACTACCGCCTCCTGTGATATTACCAGTGATTGTTAGAGTGCCAGATGAAGAACATGTTATAGCGATAGCCGTGCTTCCTGCCTGATTTGTATTATTTACATTGCCAACAACAGCAGCTGAATTTGTTCCGCTTAATGTTAAAAGACTTGCATTGGCCTGGCCGCCATTCAAGTTTGCCGTTAAAGTTACACCATTTGCTAGAGAATATCCACCTCCACCAGATGCGGAAGCGGTTGCCCCATCCTTCCAAACTCGCGAAGATGCGGATAGGTTTGTGATGGTTGTGCAAGTCGCGCTTACATCAACCGTGATTGTAAAATTGTTTGAATAAACAACATCCCCTGCCGCTGGTGCAAAAATAGCCGTGCCATTCCACCATGGCGAGGTTGCTGTTGTGTCGCTCCAATTACCCGAACGAAATGCTCTTACATCTGGCATATTAAAGTCCTTTCGAAAGAATGAATTGTTGCAGGGCGGTTTGGATTGAGGCAACGGCCTGCTGGGTGGCCTCGTCGCTGCCTGCGAGTGATCCGAGCGCGATGCCCTTGGCCTCGGCGTCAGCGGTGATGACCTCGCCGTCTTCGATGCGGGTCGGGATGAGGCGCATGGCGACATTGGCGTCGCTCGATCCATCGGCGTTGTATTTGCCGGTGATGGCGAGGTTGAGCGAAAAAAGGTCGAAAGACTTTTCTCCGATAACGATGGGGTTGGTGGCGATCATGGTGGTGGTTTTTTTGAGGTTTTTAGCTGTAGGAAAGGGAGGGGCGATTTGACCACGCGCCGGTGGCGCTGGATTCGGTGCTGGTGGTGCCTGCGGCGTTGAAAATGGTTCGGGAGATTTCCCAGTTCGGGCTGTCATACACCGAGCCGGTGGACGGGAAGTCCGAGTAAAGGAGGAAGCCGAGATAGGTGGTGGTGCCGTCGGCGGAGAGGTCGAATGCCCAGACGCGATCGGGGGCGTCTTTGGTGCCTGCTAATTTATACACCTGTCCCGTGCTGGGGTTGCGGCTGTAGAGGCGGCGGTCGGCGTGGTTCACGCAAATCTCGCCGAGGGCGAGGTCGGTCGTGCTCGGGATGCGCCCGGTGACCGTGCTGCGTTTTGGGATGATTTGTGGGTTTGCCATGTGGCGGTTTTTGTTTTGCGGGTTTGGGAACCCCCGCTTGGCGAGGCGCTATGGAGCGCCCCGCCGGGGTTGGGTTAGTTACTAGTAGCTGCCGCCGTCGATCGTGGTCTCGAGGGCAGTGATGCGGGTCTCGTGGTCGGCCACATCGGCCTCGACTGCGTCCAGGCGGCTGTCCGCGCTGGCGTTCTCCAAGGTCGTGATTCTGTTGGACAACGAGGTATCGGCTGTCGAACGAGTCGAGCTTTCCGAATCCAGATTCGACTGGACTGCGGCGATGTCGGACTCGAGGCCGGACACATCCGAAGCGCGAGCTGCGGCCTCGGCGGAGACGGCGGCGATGCGAGCGGACTCTTCCGAAACGATATCTGCTTCCGCTGCGGTGACTCGTGTGGTCAGCGCGGAGAGGTCGCTCGAGACGGTATTGATCGAGGTCTGAAGGCCAGAATCGCCAGCGATGCGTGCAGTCTCTTCGGCGGCGATGTCGTCGTTGATCGAGGAGATTGCGGATGCCAGGGCGTTGTCGTTCGTGAGATCGACCGAATTGATCAGGGTGACGATTTCCGCGAAGCTGTCCTTGTCGGCATCAGCGGCGGAGAGGATCGCGTCGATGCGGCCTTTCTCTGTCGAGATTTTTCCGTCGAGAACGAGGTCGGCTGCTTCGCGAGCGGATTGCTCGGAGCTGATCGCGGATTGGCGGGCGGAGGTCTCAGCGGCGATGTCGTCAGCGAGGTCGCTTTCGGCACCTTGAGCGCGGGAGATTTCGGCGTTGAGGTTCGTGGTGAGAGTTGTGTCGGCTGCTTCGCGGGCGGATTGCTCGCTCGAAACGGCGCTGTCAACATAGGTCTTTTTGGCGAAGATGTGCTCGCCGCCGATTGGCAACACGCCTTCGGCTGTGCCGATGAAGAGTGACTTGTTCAGCGTGTCGAATGCGACTTCACCAGTCTGCAAGGAGACGGGAGCGCCTGAACCGCGTTTGATTTTGATGATGGGATTGGCCATGGCTAATTAGGTGTTGGTGGTGGTTGTTTGGGCTGTTCGTGGGTGGGTGATTGTCAAAAAGTGCCGGCATCGATGATGGGAATCATCAGGGCGTAGGCGCTCGCGGTGGTGCTCCAGCGGTAGGGCATGCCTTCGTCGAGGGCCATGTAGAGTCGGTCCGGTTTTCCGATGCTCGGGAAGCTCGAGCGGCTCGGGTATTCGACGACGCTCGGCGGGAGGGTGAGTTCGAACGAAGAGAGATCGAGCGTCTGCGTGATGTTGCTCTCGGTGATTGTCGTCATGTGTAGGAGAGCGATGCGCGGTTAGCCCACGAGCCGACGGCGGTGGCGGTGGCGAGGATTTGGCCTGCGGCGTTGAGGGTGGATCGCTTGACGGTCCAGGTGGTGGCGGTCTCGGGCAGGGCTGGCGCGGCGGGGCGGTCGGCATTGAGGAGGCGGCCGCTGTAGGTGGTGAGGCCGTTGGCGGATTGGTCGAAGGCGAAGAGGTAGAGGGTGGGGTCGATCGGGCGCTGGACGGTTCGAAGGCCGAGGGCGGTGCATGAGATTTGCATTCCGGCGCTCGGGGCGGTGTCGAAGGTGATCGTGCCGGTGGCTTCGCTGACCGTGTAGTCGGTGCCGGGGGTTTGCGTGACGCCGTTGAGCGCAACCAAGACATGCTCGGGGTCGGAGCTGACTAGGCCGTCGATTGGGAAGGTGACGCTGGTGCCGTCGCCGATGCGGACGCTCGTGTTGATTTGCAGGCCGGGGGCGGCGGCGATGATGTAGCTCGAGAGGCCGGTGATCTCGGTGGCGGCGTGGGTGTGGCCGATGGGGGATTTTCCGTCGATCTGGGTCTGGAGACTGCCGATGCTGGCGGCTGCTTCGGCGATGCTGTCGAGCGCGGCTGGGTCCAGATTCGCTGCTAGATAATCAATCCGCGTCGAGAGCGCGGCATCTCCGGCGATGCGTGCATTTTGCTCCGTGGTCAGGTCGGCACTGCGGGCGATGGTAGCGGCGAGGCGGGCGTCTGGCAGCGTGCCGGTGGTGAGCAGGCTGGCGTTAGTTGTCGGAGGCGCGGCGGCGACGACGGCGGCCGCGAAGTCGGTGATCTTTGTGGAAAGGTGAGGCTCGGGGGGGAATTCGGTCGGCTTGCCGGTGATGGCGTCCCAGGTCGTCGCCAAAGTGGTGACAACGCCATCCGCGTCGATGGTGGCGAAGTCGCCGTTGGGCAGGAGATAGAGGCGCTTGCCGGAGTCGGGCTTTTGCGGAGCCTGCGGGTCGATGCCGAAATTTATGAAACGGACGAGTTGCTGGCTCATGGCGCGGTCGGGGCTGGCATGAAGCCGATGCCTGCGGAGGTGTTGAAGGAGGCGATGGCCTGCGCCGTCCTCAAAGGCGTCATCCACTTGTCGTTGTCGGTGCCTGCTTCGGCTTCAGCCTGCGTGGCTTTGCCGTCGGGAACTGCGGCGGGCGTGCCCTCGGTGCCGATGATGACGGAGTTTTGAATCTCGACTTGGAGGGTCGCCGTGCGGAGGGCTTGGCTCGGAGCGGTCCACTTGACCTCGAGGTAGGCGGGGATGCTGTCGGGGGACGAGGAGAAGGCGGCCTCAATCGGCTGGGTATTGAGATCGAGGATGGTTTGGCCGTGGGCCGCCAGAGCGAGAAAGTTGGCGTCGGAGAACGAGGACTTGAGCGCGACGGTGGTCTGCGTGCCGGGGATCGCGGAGATGGCGACGCCGTTCTCAACGAAAATGACCTCGATCGGCACTTGGTCGCGGCGCTTGAGCACGAGCGTCTGCAAAGCGACATTGCTCGCGGCGGACTTCACGAAGCGCCGGTTTTTTTGGTCGAGGAAAAGTTTCATGCCGCTCGAGCGAGCGGCGGGTGTCAAATCGGGCGGCTCTCCGAGCGTCTCCTAATGCGGAGAGCGGAAGGCGGAGGGCGAAAAGATGCGGTTAGGTTTCCGGTCTCGGCACGGCTTCCCATTTGCCAATCGGGCAGCGCTCGGTGGCCATGCGGATCTTCGCCCAGGTGCTGCAGCCGCACTTGCGGCAGCGGCCGGTGTTGTTCAGCGCGGCGGAATTCCACTCGGGGCAGGCGCGGCAGATGGCTTCGCGGGCGGCGAGGATGTCGGGCGGGGTTGCGGTGAAGCCGGAGGTGGTCCAGTTGATGAGGGACTTGCCGAAGCTAACGGCTTGTTGCGGGAGGCTGGGCGGTGTGGCCGGGGCCATAGAAAACTTCGAAAGAAACTCGTATTCGCCTGCTGAGTTGAGCTTGTATATTTCGCTGGTCTCCAAGACCGCCGCGAACTCGCTCTTCCGATCACTGGCGAGCATTTCGGTTTTTGTTTGAAATTTGGCAGGAGTGAATTTCATGGCCGCATTTCGAGTTGGTTCTGCCCCCAGATTTCGGCAAGCGTGTTGTGGAGGGTATGGCTTTCGGTTTCGTAGACATCCCCCAAATTTGTTTGATAAACACGGTTAAACTGCCGTTTCAGAAATCCCATTTCGGAAGCTGGTTCGGAGTAAACCCACCCTGAATTTGGCCCCATATGACTTGGGAAATCCGTAAAATATATTCCTGGGCCACATCGAATAGAAGAAGGGCAGTGTTCAGTGCCTTCCCATTTATTATCCCACTGGTCGGCATATTGTCCTATACAGACGGAGTGCCCCCATTTTGCAGCAGTTGTTTTTTCTTTTAAATACAATTTGCCGTTTTCATCTGCCCATGTCGTCCAACTCGCGTCTTCAATGCTTGAAATGAATTCCTCGTATGAAGAACGAAACCAACAATTGGGGCCTTCGCAATGTTCTTTACCGCTCCACCCCTCTCGAAAGGATTCGTGGATACCTGAAGCCTTTACCACTTCACATCCACAAAAAGGCGTGCCGTCTTGATTAAAGACATTTGGCACAATTTTTAGGCGTGATGTGATTTTATAGGATTTGCGCTCGCTTGCTATACCCTGATTTTGTGGAAATGGCATGCAGGTTATGAAGTCTCCATCTCCTTCACAAACCCATTCATTAGCAGGCAGGGATGAATTAAATGAACCTATGTTGTATAGCGGCATATCTATCTCAACCGTTATGTATTTAAATTTAGGAGGATTTGTCGGAGCAACTTGACCCTCAGTAAAGACAGCGATGCCGCAATTCCCACAACACCCGCACGACACCGCGCGGAGGCCGTCGTCGGTTTTGATTTTGATGGCTCCGGATGATGTGCGGCCTAGGGTCATGGGAGAGAGTTTTAAGTTTTAAGAATTAAGTATTAAGTGGCCGTTTGCGTGATTGTCTCGGTGGCGTGTCTTAAAACTTACAAACTTAAGACTTAAGACTTGTGCTAGCACTCCTCCGTGGCGAGCCATTGCAGTGCGCCGCCCACCGCGCCGAGGACATGCGTGCCGCTGCTCGGAGCGGCGGGGATTTTGAGTTTGCGCTGAGCGTGGCCGCCTTTTCCGGTGGTCGTCTCGATGAGCGAGTCGTCGGCATCGAGAGTTGCGAATACAAAGTTTTTATCCAAGTCGCTGGCTTTGAGCTGATATGGGTATCCGCCAGTCGCAGGATCGCCGCCGCTCTGCGCTTTTTCCTGGAATGAGACTGGCGGGTCGGCGGCCATCAGATTTTAGTGAAAGCGAACGGTGTGCTGGTGATCGACTCTCCAGCCGCTTGGAACGAAGCCGTGTATTCTTGAAATTGCCCGTAATCAACACTTTCGCATCGAGTTAGATTTAAAGAAATACCATGGGGCTTTGCTGTAAAGTCTCCACTCCAAAAATCTTGATCAATATCGAAAATGACTATCGATGTTTGCCCCTCTCCGCCCATGGCGGGCTTATAGTATCTAGCGGTTATTCCTCGACCAAGCAATTCTTGTAAATGGGTTATTGATAATTGATTTGTAATTAGCTCGCCGGTTAGGGTGTGGATAGTGATCTGCGAAGATGGTGGCAACAGCGAAAGATTGCTCCCCTTGGCAGCAACAAAGACAACAGTAATGTCGTCGGCCAAGACATCTATTGAGTCCGTCATGGTGTATGAAACCGTGCTAGAACCACCTTCATTACTTTCACTTCCATCGCTAAAAGGGTCTAGTATGCCGTTCACGCTCCCCGTTATGTTTAAAGTCATCGCGCGCTTTTGGCGCGAAATGTGCTGGCCTGGCCTCCAGCGACCGTAGGCTGTGACGGTGCATCGCATGAATCCGTCGCCGGTGTCTTGGTAGTCAGGGGCTGGGAAGATGTAGGCGCCATCGATGCACGGCTGCGATTCGCCGATGGCGTCGCCTTCCTCGAAGGCGTCGTAGGTGGCCAAGGCTTTGGGGGCGATATAGGTCTGCTGGATGAGGCAGAGGCCGCTTGAGAAGGTCTTCGTGAGGCGGTCGCCTTGCTTCATCCATGGCGATGCGGCGGTCTTGCGGTAGATGATTTGTGGCATGGTGGCTAGGCGGCGAGGGCGGCGACGGGGAGGCGGGGTTCGATTTTTTCGAGGAGGGTTTTGATTTCGCCGACGAGGGAGTCGAGGCCGCCGGATTTTTTGTCGGAGCCACTGGCTTGGGAGGCGGTTTGACCGGATCGGCCGGGACGGTCTACGGCGGTGTCTTTTTTGGCAAATTTTTCGCGGAAGGATGCGTTGGCTTCAGCTTGGCGATCTTTAAGAGACTTAGGCGCCACATCCGAAGAAGCAACGGCGGTGTCTTTTTTGGCGAAGCTGTCGCGGAAAGATTGCTGGCCTGCGGCGACGCGCTGCCTAAATGGCAGGGCGGCGAATTCCTCGGCGGCTTGCTTGTCGGCGGCTTTTTGGGCGATGCTTTCCTCTTGGCGGGCGATGCGACCGGCGGCGCGCTCGGCTCCGGCAAAGTCTCCCCGAGCGATCGCGTCTTGCGCGGCTTTAGTGTTCTTGCCGCCTTTATCGACCGCATCTTTGGCGCGCGCTTCTTCGATGCTTTTGAAGAGCTTGGCGGATTCGGAGAGTTCTTTTTTAATGTTCCCTGCCGAGCCTTCGGCTTTGGAAAAGGATTTTGCGACCTCCTCGGCATCACCGGCTGCGCCTTTGGTTTTCGTGGCGGTGGCATCGGCGGCGATGGTGGATTTCTCGAATTCCTCGCGGAGCTTCTTGCCGGACTCGGTAACGGCGGCCAATTTCTCGGAGGCGACGGTGGTGGATTCTTTCGCGCCGAAGAAGTCCTTGTCGCTCTTCTCGAGGGTGTTCACGAGCTTGCCGAATTCATCTTTTGCGCGGATCGAGCCATCCACGATCTTGGCCCCGTATTCAGCCGAGGCGGCTCCGAGACCGGCGCTGAGTTTATCTAGGCCAGAGCCTCCGGCTTTCTCGAAGGATGTCTGGAAGGTGTTCCCGCCGTTTTCCATGACGCCCTTCAAGGCACTGTCGAGCTTGCCCGATACGAACCCAATCGGATCTTTCATCGCGGCTTGGAAATCCTGCGCCACGGCGGTGAGCACGCGGGAGAATTTGGTCGTGAAAAAATCCACGACATTCGTGATGGCTGCGCCTAGCCAGGTCTCGAAGGCTTTGATTACGCCTCGAATGGCATCGATGAAATACTTGGCGCTGTCTACGAACGCTTTGATCAAAGAGTTTCCGAGGACGCCTGCGATAATGCCTGGCAAGGAGCTGGAGAAAAAGGCGGAGAGGAACTTGCCTGCATCGATGAGCGAGTTGAGGTAGTTGTTCCCAGCGGTTTTCGCGCCTGCGATGAGCGCCGCGCCGAGGGCTTCGATAGCTGGCATGGGGGCCTTGAATGCGCCGATGAGGAAATCCGCAACACTCATCACCTGGCCCATGAGTTTCTGCCCCCAGCCAGCGGCATCGACGCCGGTCAGCGAGGTCGTGAAAGCATTCAGCGCAGGCAGTGCATCCTCGAGGAAGCCTGCGGCGAATTCCATCGTCTTGTTTTTGATTGCTGAAAAGTTGTCACCGAGGGAATCCATGGCGGAGGCGCTGCGGTCCATCACGCCGGGGAGGCTGCCGAGTTGGCCTTTGGCGGCATCGATCTCGCCTGCGAAATTATTAAGCACCGGCAAAAGCTCGCCGCCGGATTTCCCGAAAACTTCCATCGCGGCGCGGGCGCGCTCGGCGGGGTCGGAAATGCCAGCGATCTTCTTGGCGAAGACTTGCATCTGCTCGGAGGGCGTCTTGCCTTCCAAGTCGCTCATGGAAATACCAAGAGCACTCATCGTTGCCGATTGCTCCGCGCCCCCGGCAGCGGCTTCCGCCATGAACTTTTGAAGTTTGTTGAGGCTGGTGCCGACCTTGTCGCTGCTGACTCCGGTGTTTTCAAAAGCGCGCTGGAGCACGAGGAGATTCCCGGCAGATTCTCCGGTGCGGGAGGAAAGATCGTTGAGCTTGCCGCCGAGATCGATGGCCTGGCCGAAACCATCCACGACCGCACGAGCACCGGCCGTGGCGGCCTCGACGGCCATCATGCCGACCTTCACGGCTGCACCGGCGACAGCGGCGGCGGCGCCGATCTTGCCGAAGCTCATGCCGAAACCTTTGGAGGCGTTCTTGGCGGCGTCCTGCGTGGCGCCGAGTTCCTTTTTGAGTTTGTCGATTGTGGACCCGAGGTTCAGGTCTTTGGCTGCGAATGTGACGGTTGCGTCGGCCATAGGTCAGGCGGCTTTCTGAAGTTGTTTGCGCTCGTAGCGCAGAATGTTGGCGAGTTGTTTGATCATTTTCTGGACGACGATCACTACGGCGGCATCTCGCTCAGACTCACGGCAAACCTTGTCGGCATATTTGCTGGTATTTGTGAGTGTGATTCTGGGGTTTGCCTGATCGTCCGCATTGTCTTCGACACGCCCGAGTCCGTAATCGCCAAGGTGCCGCGTGACCCATTTGGGAATCCCTCGCGTAGCGCTGCCTTTTACTGGATTTTTTAACTGCTTGGCGCACCATGCCCACCCGGATTTAGCAAGGCCGACTTTGGCGTGTTGCATGGCGATGTAATCCTTCAAGGTGTCCGGCATCACGAAATACTGGTTAATGAATTTCCAGCGTCCGATATCGCGAGTATCTCCACCTGCGGCGGACATGCGTCCATTTACAAAGTTGCTTTTATGAATGCCTCTCAGGGTCGAAGTGGAAGCGTCTGGCATGAAATGAGCGCGATCCGTGCCGTAAACCGTGCCGTCTTTTCGAGCGAACAATCTGATGTTTTCACTGGTGTTGTTGAAAAGTGCGTGCTCTTGCATGAATGGGGTGAGAGGCGCAAAGATGCCTGCGCGGTTCTTTCCTTTACTGCCACCTCCTCGGCCGAGCAGGTCACGAGAGATCGCTTTTTCGCCTATCTTTTCGCCGCCTGACTTGTCACCAAAAGGCTGAGTGCGGCGAGCGAGTTCCACGCACAGCAGGCGCGCGTGGATGCGGAGCGTGTCCGGCAAGGTCTTTTGCTTCACCGCGCCATAAAAGCGAAACATCTCCTCGAGGCCGGTCGATTCGATTTGTATGGTGGCGTTGCTCATGTGATTTTTGCGAAGGCGCTTTCTATTGCCGCGAGGGAGTCAAAATCCGCTTGCGGATTGCGGCGTAGATATAGGCGAGGAACGCCATGCTGGAATGAATCGGCGTCCAATATTTGGAGCCCGGCAGCAAAGGGGACTTCCCACATGCAGGCGTGAAACCCCCAACCGGTGATGCTTGCGAGGCGGTAGACATAAGAGGCAAGCCAGTTGGGGGATGCTACTCCCCCGAGGTGGGGCTTCCGGTGGAGGGGTGCTTGGCTTTGGTCTCGGCGGCGTTCACGCGATCCCATGCAGCGGAGACGAGCTTGGAGAGTTCGTTCTGGTCATCGAGGTCGGCGATGTTCTCGAGCTGCCAGCGGCGGACGGCGCGGTTGAATTCCTCGGGGTCGGAGTCCACGGCGAGGACATCCTCGAGCGGCGCGGAGTGGACGAAGGCGAAGGCGGCGACGAACCAAAACTCATCGCGCTTCTCGAGGAGGTTCGAGCGGATGATGGAGATGGTGCCGGGGACGCAGGGGCGGAGCTTGAACTTGCCGACGCGCTTGGTGCCGTCGCGCATGGCGGCTTCGCGCAGGACTTCGTCGTCGGTTTCGAGGGTTTCGTTGGCGGTGGATTTGTCGTTTTTGTTTTTCATAAAAATTTAGCGAAGCGCTTTTTGTCGGCCTCGGTGGCGTTCTCGGAGATCGAGACGATCTTGCCGTTGCGCTCGAAAACGAGCTGGCGCGGGGTGGCTTTGACGACCGAGACGAGCGTGTCTCGGTTCTTGAGCGCGGCGAGGATGTAGGCGACGGGATGCTCGGGGTTTTTCTCGAGGAAGATGTCGGCATCGCGGAACCACTCCATGACCTGGTTGGCCTGCTGGCCGGAGGTGGGATGGTTGGCGAGGAAATGAAAAACGGTCGTCTCGTCGCCCGAATCGCGGCGGATGCGTGTGGCGGGAGCGGCGGGGTTCTCCGGCTCGAAGCCGAGCGTGAGGAGGATCGTGGCGAGTTTGAGGTCCCGGGTGGAAAATACTGCGAGAGGTTTTGTCGTCATTTGTCGTGATGGGGAACCCGGAGCGGTGAATCAATCCGCTCCGGGCGCTGGGTGCGGGCTGGGCTTAGGAAGCCGTCATCGTGGTCTGGTAGGAGCGGGCGGTCAGAGAGACGGTCTCAAATTGTTCCGCCGCGAAGTTCGAGGTCAGGCCAGTCACGATCGTGGTGGCGCCGAGATCGACGGAGGCGGGCATGGTGATGGTCAGCGCACTGCCGACATTTGCGGTGAAAGAGCCGGTGCGCATGCCCTCGATGGAGATTTCTTGGATGGGCTCGGCGACCGCCACGGCGACTACCCCTCCCTGGTCATCTTTGACCTCGGAGAGCGATGCGGTTTCGTTGACGCTGAAGCTGGTGACGATGAGCCCTGTGACATCAGGTGTGCCGTATTCGGCGGAGCTGACTGCGGTGGAGCGATAGAGTGTGGCGGCCATGGTGGTGGTTGGGTTGGTTTGGTTGCGGGTTTCGGAAGGGGGTCGCGTGTCAAATGCCGGAGGTCGTGAAGGCGAGGGTCAGCGCGGCGGTGGTGACCCAGCGGCCGTCGCTCTGCGTGTCATCGACCGAGCGGAGGTCGGCTCCGGCGAGGGTCAGATCGGGCGCGAAGGCGTCGGCCAAGTCGGTCGCGGCGAGGAGGGAACTGCGGAGGGAATCGGCGAGGGCGGTGTGGGTTTCGAGCGAGCCTTCGATGACGGAGGGAGTGACCAACACGATGCTCGCGGTCGCTTTGTAGAATCCGCGCGCGACGGCTTCGGTGCTTTCGCAACCGGCGAGGAGGACGCTTTGGTCCTGCGGGATGGTCTCGGCGCTCTGGCCGGTGTGGACGGGGATGCCGTCAAAGTCGGGCAGGGCGCGGAGCCACGCGGCGAGGGAGGACTCGACGGGGATATTCATGCCGCACCTCCTGGTGACATCGTCGCGATGTATTCGCCGGGGGCGTGGGTTTCGCTGATCTGCGAGAGGAAGTAGGTTTTGGCGGAGAAGGTGACGGCTTCGCCTCGGCGCGGTGGGCTTTGCAGGTCGGCGGCCAAGAAACGGATCGAAAACTCGCCGCCTTGGCGGAGTCCGCCGGTTTCGAGGTCGAGGCCGATGGAGACGGGAGCGAGGCCGACGCGGATTTCAGCCTGGCGAAACTTGACCGTGGTGCCGTGGGCGGTTTGGCGCAGTTGCGCGGAGCGGAGAGCGAGGGCGTTGCGGGATGCGGGCGACACGCCACTGGGCGCGTGTCAAAAAAAGAAAAGCCCCCGGCAGGAGTGAGACTGCCGAGGGCTTTGTGCGGGTGCGGTGCAGGTAGCGGCCGCGGACTGGTTATTTCTTTTTGGGCTTTGGCGACTCTTCGGCTTCCACCTCAACGGCGGGAGCGGGCTTGGCTTTGCAGAGGTGGCGCTTGAGGGTGTCGCCGAGGGAGACGACGAGCGTTTCGTCTGCGGTCAACTCGCCGGCGACTTGCTTGGCCTTGAAGGCGGCGAGCTGGTCGGCGAGCGGGACACTCGGAAGGGCTTCGACCTTCCAAGTGTTGCCGGTGCGGGTGAGTGTGAGGCCGAGGCGCATTAGACTTAGGCCGAGACGATGCGCTTGAGGGCGGCGGCGTGGCCGAGTGCGTAGCCGTAGTTGACCTCGAGGACTTGCTTCTCGGTGTCGGTGTCGGGGTCAGCCCAGCTGCGGTATTCGATGGTGAGGCCGGTCTCGGGATCGACGGCGGTCTCGTAGGCTGTGAGGTGGTTGAGCACGCCAGGGGATGGCTTGATGGGCGAGAAGGCGACGAGGATCGCTTCGGGGAGCGCGACCATGCCGACGAGGTTCTGGCTGTTGCCGGGGATGAGGTTGGTTCCGATGACATCGAAGCCAGCGATCTGCGGGAGGCGTCCGTTTTGGATCGCGGTGGCGCTGCCGACTGCGGCGGCGTTTTTGATCGCGCTGTCCTTCAAGAGCGCGCCTTCGTAGGCGTTGTCGAGGATCATGGTGCGGCTGGTCTTGGACCACTTGGCCTGATCGAGCGCGGTCTTGATGGTGATGAGGTCATCCGAATCGAACGCGGAAGCCGCGCCGGTGTGGATCGCCGCGCCGTAGTTGGCGAGGGTGACGATCGAGAGGATGTCGCGGAGGATGTCCTCGGCGAGCTTGCGGCCTTTGAGGAAGCCCAACTGTTCGGGGTTGAAGTAGGGCTGGCGGGCGAGTTCGCTCGAGGTGAAGGACAGCGCTTGATACTTGCGCTTGTTGACCGTGATCTCGCGGGAGTTGATCGCGTTCGTGTCGTTGAAAGCGTAAGTGCCGCTGAAGTCGCTCGTCGCGTCAGTGGCGAGAGGGAAGAACGGAACGCTGATCTTGTCGGTGCCTTGCAGCGGGACGCTGTTGAACACAGTCGAGAAGGAGTTGAGCGGGAGAAGCGACTCGCGCAGTGCGACGAGCGCGCTGTCGAGGACGACATTCAGTTTGAGTTCGGATGAGATGGTGGTGGCCATATTAGTGGGTGGTGGTGGTTAGGTTGTTGGGTTTCGTGGAGTGGTGGGGTGTCAAACGCCGTGCAGTTTTGCGTGGGCTTCGAGGGCCTTGCGGTTGGCGCGGAAGATTCGGGTCTTGTCGGCGCCGGTGGAGTTTTTCCACTGGTCGTAGATCGAGCCGGAGTCTTGCGCTTGATCGACGGCGGGAACGATGCGGGCGGGCGAGAGACCGAGGGAGCGCTCGAGGCGGTCGAGGTCTTCGCACTTGGTGGCGAGTTCGCCCTTCACGAGGTCGAGCTTGGCTTCGATCGCTTTGGCGTGAGCTTCGGCGGCTTCGGCGCGGGCGATCACTTCGTTGTATTTGGCGAGGATCGCGTCGGCTGCGGTGGCGCGAGCTTGTGGTTCGGCGGGAGCGGGTTGCTCTGGCTCGGGGGTTGGCTCGACTTCTGCGGGCTGCTCGGCGGCTGGCTCCGTGGAATCGGACGAATCAGACGGAGTGGACGAATCGGCGGATTCGCTGACGACGGTGGCGGCTGGCTCCTCGAGGACTTCGGGAGCGGCGGGCTCTTGGGTTTCGGGCTGGGTCATGCCCTGCGCGAACTTGTCAAATCGGGCGCGGAGTTGGGCGGGGGTCGCAGTGGCTGCGGCGGCGACGCCTTCCTCGATGGCATCGGCGAATCCGAGAGCCACGGCTTCGACGGCGTCGAGCCAGGTCTCTTGGTCCATCATCTCGGCGATGCGGTCGGCCTCCATGCCGGTCTTGCGCACATAGGCGTTGCGGAGGGAGTCTTTGAGTTTGTCGAGGAGGTCGGCTTCGCGGCGGAGCTGGTCGCTGTCTCCCGCGCTCACGGTCCACGGGTTGTGGATCATCAAGAGCGCGTTGTCGGCGATGTAGACGGGAGCGCCTGCCATGGCGATGACCGAGGCCATCGAGGCGGCGAGCGCGTCGATGTGGACGGTCAGACCGCCTTTGTGGCGGCGGAGAGCGTTGTAAATCGCGGTGCCTTCAACCACCGAGCCTCCGGGTGAGTTGATGCGAAGGTGGATGTGCTGGCCGTCGAGCCGGGCGAGGTCTGCGAGGAATTCTTTTGAGCCTGAGCCGAAAGCACCGACCTCATCGTAGAGATGGATCGTTGCCTCGCCGTTGTCGGATTTTTCCAGTGCATAAAATTTCGGGGTGGATGTGGGTGTGGTCATGGTTCGGTTGGGTTGTCTTCGGGAGTGGGGTTAGTGGTGGCATCTGCGCCCGCGAGTTCACTGCTCAGAGTGATCGGCGAGCGGATTGGGTTTTGTTGCCATTCGGACAAGACATCCGATCCCATTTCGGGCAGCGCCAAGGATTGGCGGACGGACTGCTCGAGCGCTTGCTCTGGAGTCAAAACGCCAGCGCGGACAGCAACGCCGATGGCATCGAGTTTTTCCTTGGCTTGAAGATCGGAAATGGCGGGAGATTGATTAGAGTCGTCGTCATCCGGCTCGGCGGGTTGTTGGGCGGCGATGCCGTTGCGGAGGGAGTTCGGGAAGACCTGCGAGACATCGAGGCCGAGGGCGTCGCACTTGGCTTTGCGGCGGAGGTAGGTGTCGATGACATCGTCCTCTTCCTCGGTGGCGCGCAGGCCGAGCATGTTGTAGTAGCGGGTCGGGCTGAGGTGGCCTTTGTCGAGCTGCTCGCTGTAGGCGCGGGCGTCGCGGCCGGAATCAACGGTGATCTTGCGCGGGGCGAGCCATTCGTGGCGCCACCAATCATCGCCGGGGTATTCAAGGCGACCGGCCTGCATTTCATGCCACAGCCAGTATTTGTAGAACGGTCGGCAGAACTGATCGATGACCTGCTGTTGCAGGCGCTCGAGGAAGTTTTGCGTGACCTCGAGGACGGCTCTTTGCTCGGTTCCGGCGAGGCCGACATTGACCATCATGGCCTCGGGCGGGAGGCCAATGGCGAACGCGACATCCGAGCGGAGGGCGCGCATGACGGCTTCGTAGGTCTGACCGGGAATGTCGTTTTTAAAGGCTTCGAGCTTTTCGCCTGGCTTGAGGCGCGGGAGGAGGATGCCGTTCGGGAGGTCGGTGGTGGTGAGGTCGCCGACTTCGTTGCTGGTGGTCTTCATTCCAGCACCGAGGCCGATCTTGGCGACTTCGGTGGAGGTGATCATGTAGCCGACCTGAGCGCCTGCCTTATACGCGCCCTTCACGAATGCGTTGATTTCGCTGATGTCGCGGAGGTTGGCGGCGGCGGCGTGGAACCACGAGACGCCACGGGGCTGGGAGTGGCGGCGGATGTGACGGAAGTGGAGGATGTCTTCGGCGGGGATGCGGAGGCCGTCTTCGCTGTTGAGCGTGTAGGCTACGGGCGCGCCGAAGCGGTCGAGGATGACGCCGTCGTGCGAATCGGTGGCGAAAGAACCGGCGCCGCCGATGGACTCTCCGCCGATGAAGCGGACGCGGGCCGCGCCGTCTTTGGTTTTCAAGAACTGCGCGAAGAAGTCGCCGTCGATGGCGACTTGGCGGAGGATGAGGGATTGCGCGGTGTAGAAATTGACTTGGCTGGACGCGTCGAAGGCCCATGCCTCGGCGCAGTTGCGGTCCTCGAAATACTGATCGACCTTTTTGTTCCACTCGGTGTTGCTGGTCTTTGGCTGAACGACGATGCCGGTGCCGATGGCGCGTTGGGCGAGGTGCTCGACGAGGTAGGTGGCCTGCGGGGCGTTGTTGTAGAGCCAGCGGGAGAGTCGGAGAATTTCAAGGCGCGTGTGCGCGGTGAGTTCGCGCTTGGGATCGGTGGTCGGAATCCAGACGAGGCCGCGATTCAGAGAGGGCTGGGCGGCTTCGAAGGCAGCGGCTTTGGCGTCGAGCTTGCGGGGGCGGCCTGCTCCGGGGCGGGTTCCACCCCAACTTGATTTTTTGATTTTCGCGGACACGCCGAGGCGGGCGTGTCAAACGGCGGTCCCGTAGCGGGAGCGGTCGGCGATGTTGAAAAGTTGGCGTCCGTTCGCGCCTTCGGAGAGGATTTCTTCCAGGGCTTGGAGGAGGAGCCATTTTGGAAACGAGACCTGTCCGCTCGAGGCGGTGCCGTCGCCTGAGATGGATGTGATGACGACTTCCTCGGAGGCGGAGAGAAACGCGGCGTCGGCGAGGGCTTCGAGTTCGGCGGTGGTCTTGGTGCGGCGGAGGTAGGATTTTACGCCGCTGATTTTGTCGAGGTCGGTCACGCCTCGGCGGGCGTGTCAAAGATTAGAATCTGGCGAGTTGTTCAAGCGTGACTTGGTTTTGCTGGGGGATATCTAATCAAGCCCGATGAGATATACGGCAACGGAGATAGTCTTTGATTATACCGGATGAGGTATAAGTCATAATAATTGTATCAGAGTTTGCTCTCGATAAACTTGCCGCGTGACTGGTCGCCGCGCTGGCGGTCGAGCTTGTCCCACGATTCGGGCTGCATGGAGACGGATCGCGTCACGGCTGTCCGGCCTTTGGCGTTCTTGCTCTTCGCGCCTTTGGGGCGGCCCGATCCTTTGCGCGGGCCGCCGTGGGTGGTGGGCTTTTTGCTCATGGCCTTGGGTAGTAGCCGGAGGGAGTGTCCACTTGGGTGATGTTTGGATTCTTTTGCATGATTTCGGCGGCCTGCGCGGGGGTGATTTCCTTTGAGACGACGGCTCGAGTTCCGATGGTTTTGAATTTGATTTCGGTCTTCATTTGGCGGCCTCCTCGATGACCGTAAGCGAGCAGTTGTAGTCGCTGTTATTCAGAGCGTCGATGAGGTCGCCGACGGTCTCGGAAAATTCCTCGGCAATGGTTCCCTGCTCGGCGTCATATTCGACGCCCGTGCGTTCGAGCCGGGCGCGCTCAAGGCGTTCACTTTCGCTGTCGGTCATTCCGGCACGCATGACGCGGACGGCTTGACGAAGATCGGTCTGATTGTCGGCAATCGTCTTTTTCCCGTAGCCCATGTTTTTTTCGAGATAAAAGCCGACTTGGATTTGCTCGCTGGCTTTAGTGTCTGCGGCGTTGAGCGTGATGTTGTAGATGTCTTGGATTTTCATTTTTTCGAGCGGGTGGAGGTTTTGAGGTTGTGGGCGATGAGAAGGCTTTCGGATTTTTCGATGGCGAAGGTCAGTTCCTCAAGCGTGTTTTTCAACTGCTTCCCGAACAGGACGAGGTAAGACAGGGCGTTGTAGAGTTGTTTATCTGAGGTTTTCATTTTTTTCGTGTTAGTTGGTGGCGCGGGGATCGAACCCGCGCCGGGTGGGTTGTTAGGCGGCGAAAGCGGATTGTTTTTCCAAGATTTCGCCGACGGTTGTGGGGGTCCAGTGGAGGTCTAACTCCGCGCCTGCTTTGAGGATTTCGGGCAGGCTGATGTATCCAAGTTCGGGTTCGTATCCGAGGCTGACGAGGCCGAAGGCTTGGTGTTGCTCTTGCTCCATGTCGCGCTCGACAATCCACCAATCACAGCCGCCCTTGAAATAATGAAGGGTGATTTTTGCGGCGCGGCCTTGGCCGTCGGTCTCGTAGGTTTTCGGCATGGTCTGGATGGTGGATTCAAGCTCTATCATTTTGTCTGTGAAAAACTCGCGCTCTTCGCCATTCACCGAGAGTTGAAACATTGTGCGAAGCTGGGCTTCGCCGATGAAGTTTTTGAGGGTTTTAAGTGTTGCGGCTTGTGTGTTCATTTTTTCGTTTTTGTTGAATTTTGGATTGTTAGGCGGCGAGGAATCGGCGGCGATATTCTGCAAGCATTGAAGGAATGCGGGAGGCGTAGTCGCAGAGGTGCTCATTTCGAAGCGCTGGCTTGGACAAGTTGCAAAGAAGCTCGGCAACTTTCTTTGCCATTTCTTCAAGTTCAATGACAGCGACTGGAGCTTGGCGGCGAACTTCTTCGCTTGTTCCGCCTGTCACCCAACTCATGCGGTAGCGGAATGAATCAACGGCGTTTTGCAGTTCGGTCTTTGTGGTTTTTTTGGAGTTCATTTTGTCGTTTTGGTTTTTTGTTTTCGTCGTTGGCGTGGTGCCTTCGATCTATGGACAAAATACACCCTCTTGATTTCTCGTCAACAACTTTTTTTCAAGAAAATGAAAATAATTTTGGAGGCTTGCGGAGCCGCTTAAAACCTAGCTCGGCGGGCGGTTCAGGTAAAAGGTTCGGAGAAAAGTTCGGGGAAAAGTTCGGGGAGCATTTCGGTGAACGCACCGAAATGATCAGGACATGCCGAAGATTTTCATGAGGTCATCCACGCCTTTTGAGTCGGTGACCGGCGTGTGTTCGATCTCATCTTCGCCTTCGTGGTAGGCCAAGTCCCATGTCTGGTCGAAGAGCTTGCGCAGGCCGCGCGTTGACAAAGTAACATTTCCATCGCGCTCGAAAGCGGGATTTTTTGCCACATAGATTTTCCAGAGTTGGGATTTTTTCACAGGTCAGTTTTTCAAGATGTGCCAGGCGACATGGCAGAGTTTCACGGCGTCCATGTAGTGATCTTGCGCCACGGATTTCCAGACGAACTCTTGCCCGGTGGCGGTCTTGCGGGGGACGAGGCGCTGTCCGCTCATGCCGCGTAGGAAGTCCTCGGTGGTGTCGCGCGGGATGGCGAGCGGGGGCTTGCCGTTGCGGATGCGGTCGATGAAGAGTTCCGTTTTGATGGCGTGGTCGACGAAGGTGTAAAGCACGACGCCGGGGAAGTCGTCTATGACGGTGCGCCCGATGCGGCTGCCGAAGGTTGCGCCGGAGCCTTTGGCGGCGTGCCAGAATCCGGCGCTGACTTGGCAAGCGGTGTAAACGCGGAAGGTGGCGAAGCCGGAATCCATGAGGCCGCACTCGGGGCGGACTTCCTGCCCGCTGGGCGTGCGGTAGATGCGGCGGGGCGAGTCGGCGAGGAGGTCTTCGATGGTGAGCGTGGTGCCGTAGTCGAGGACATAGCTCTGGCCGTTGGCGTCGAAGGCGACCGTGGTCCAGTGCTGTTTATCCTGGCCGATGTCGGCGCAGGTGACGATGTGCGCTGGCTCGATCGGGCAGGTGCCGCGCGTGTAGTCGCCTCGGAGGCTGAGGATGTTGGCGTCTCCAATGCTGGTCTCGACCTGCTCCCACGGCATGGCCATCGTGCTGTTGGTGAAATCTTGGAGGCCGTTGAGCGTGTCCTTGTCGCGTAGGAATTTCACCGCGAGCGCGCCGAATGTGCAGGAGCGCCACGGCGCGTAGAGGGAATTAAGGTGGAAGCTGCGAAAGCCGCGCTGGGCGCTGGGGTTTGTGGCCTGCCATTTGCCGTCTTGCAGGGCTTCGATCTTCTGGCCGTCGTTCCACTCGCCTCCGCACCGCTGGCAAATGTAGCGAGTGGACTCTTCGACGCGCGCCATGTTCCACTTGCCGGCCACTTTCGCCTCGGTGTCCCACTTTACCTGCTCCCACAAAAGCTCGATGCGCTCGTGGCAATGCGGGCACTCGAGCATGAATTTTTCCTGCGTGCCTTTCAAAAACTCCTGCCATATCGCGCCGTCCGGCGTGGTGGGTGTGCTGGTCTTGACGCGAAGCGCGCCGACGAAGGACTTGGTGCGGTTCTCCGCGAGGAAAAGCGCGGAGGTTTCTTGGTCGGTCTCGCGGGCGAATTTGTCCACCTCGTCCATAAGAAGGAGTCCGGCGGGGCGGCTGGCGAGGTTTGCCGGGGAGTTGCTGCCGACGAAGACGAGCGAGCACCGCGAAAAATGCTGCTCGAGGTTTTTGAATCGGTGCCGGTCCGCTGGCTTCTGAGCGGCGAGCGTGGCGCTGTCGTCGAAGAGCGGGAGCCAGCGCGTCTCGGAGAATGATCGGGCGAGGCCTTCGGTGGGCATGACCCACACGACGGGCTGCGGCTTGTTCACGATGCGCCAGGCGGTGCCTGCTTGCACCATCGTGGTCTTGCCGGTCTGCGTGCCGAAGACGAGGACGAGGTCGGAAACATCGACATCGCCGAAGCACTCGAGCGGCTCGCGGAGGTAGGGCGTGAGGCGTGTCGAAAATGCTCCGGGCATCTGCGTCTGCCGCTCGCTCAATATCACCTCGTCAGCGCACCACTCGGTAACGGTGCGCCGGTCAATCGGCGCGTAGATCGAGCGCAGGTGTTCGCGTAGGGCTTCGGCGGCGGGGGTCATGGCTCGATAATCCATCCGGCGAAATCTCCAAAGCGGAAAATCTCGGTGGCGGGTTCTATTTCGCGCGGGTTGATCGGTCGCTGGATGCCTCCAAGGGATAGCTCTTTTGCCAATATCTCGCGGGCGTCTACTCCTGCCGCCGTCTTGCCTGCGAGTGCCAGCCGCCAGAGGACCGTGGCGACATAGCCTGTGGCCGGTTCGCACTTGTCGAAAACAATGATCGCCCCGCCTGGCCGGATGCGAGAACGAAGCCGAGCGATAAATTCCCCGCGCTTCGATGGTGGGACAAACATCAAGCACAAGAAAAGAACGGCAAGGTCGAAGGGTTGATAATCAAACTCGGCAGCGTCTGCGATGACAAGGCTGCCGGGGCCGCAATAGATTTCCGACATGGCCGCCGAATTATCGATGGGAATTAGTTCCGCCTTGCGGGCTGTAAGTGTGTCCGCGATAGCGTTCCCGACATTCCCTGTGCTGGCTCCAATATCATACACGCGCCCGCCCTCCGGTATGTAGTGCCGCGCCACATGCGCGACCACTCCCGTCGTGAGGTCATACCACGGAAGTTGCTCGCGCACATGCCGGTCAAAAGCTCCTGCGACATCGGCGGTTTTGAAAGTCCAGTCGGTTGGGATTGTCATTAGTTTTCTGGAAGGTAGCCGAACATTTTACGCATCTCGGCGTTGTAGTATTTGATTGGTGATGTGTAGCGTTTCGCAATCTCATCTGAGATTCCGCTGCCGCCTTGGAAGGTGTCTTTCACTCGTTTTATTACCCATGTCGGAAGAATGTTTTTGCAGGCTTCTTTGAGTAAAACCTTGCCGGGTCTTGAGTCGCTTTTGCCAAGTTGGATAGCTGACTCGACAAGGCGCTGTTCCATGAAGGGGAGCCGGCATTCTACGCCATGAGCCATGAATGCTTTGTTGCATCGCACGAAATTACCTCGTGCCATTTTGCTAAGTAGTGCCTTCCTTAACTCAATGACGCCCGCATCGTTTTGCTTTGATGCTTGGATGCAGAAATTCCCATACCCGCCGAAAATCTCATCTGCCGCTTCACCCGACAAACACGCGCGGAATCCTTCAGCATAAACACGCTTTGCAAGCGGCAGGCATAGGGTGGCGATTTCGATTTGAGCCTTTGATGGGATTTCGATGGCCTGCATCGCTTGCGTTATTCCTGACTCATCGAGTGTAACCGGCACCTCGAAAAGCGGGACGCCTAAATCCGAGCATAACCGCCGCGCGCTCTTTGCGTCGTCAGATGCCGGATTGTAAACGGCAGTGAATGCGACGACATCCGCACGGCGCTCCTTTGCCAAGGCCAGAATGATGCTGCTATCGAGACCGCCAGAGATCAAACAACACACAGGCGCATCAGCATCCAGCCGTTTGCCTACGCCTTCCCGCAGGTATGTTAAAACCTGATCCTGTCCGCAGTGCGTAGGTTGCGGCATTTTATACCACTTGCGCCATTCTCCAGTGAGTAAATTAAAAGCATATCCAGGCGGCACGGAGATGGGTTGCATACCGAAGGGGAAAGCCTTTCGCTCACTCGCCCACATATAGCCGCCTCGCGTTTTGCCAACATAAAGCGGCACCTTCCCAAAGCTGTCGCGGACAAGCCAATGCTCTCCAGCTTTTGATGACCAAGCGAAGGCAAACATGCCGTCGATTTTTTCAAGAGCAGAAAGGCCGAACCGGTTCAGCATCGCTAAAAAAACCTCCGTGTCTCCAGTGCTCACAAACTTTTCGCCGTGCGCTTCCAGCTCGGCCCGCAAGTCGCGGAAGTTCCAGATTTCTCCATTGAAAGTCAGTGTGGCTCCGTCACGCCGAAAGGGTTGTGACGAGGCAGAGGTTAAATCGACAAGCGCCAAGCGAACATGCCCATGCATGACTCCCGCGTGGTCAAAGATGCCCTGCCCATCTGGCCCCCTGTGCTGAATGCGGTCCAGCATCCCCTGCACTTTTTCCCGGCTTGTATTTGTCGCGCCAGCGATTCCGCACATATTAGAGCTTCCTGAGTATTTCGTCGCGCACTGTTGCGGCGATGTGCGACATCATGACGGGAGGGACGGCACGCCCGCAGCGTTCCCATTGCTGCGCGTAGGTTCCTTTCAGAATAAAGTCATCAGGGAATCCGCAGATGCGTTTGAGTTCGGCGATGGTGAATTTTCGCTTTTCATGCGGGTGCGTAATCCCAGCCGTTGAGCTATTACCATGCGACCCGCATACGGTTGGGCTTGGCTTGTCTGGATCGGTCCGAACAAGATTGAAGTATTTGTCGGACTGCTCGCCGGGTTTTAAATTGTCCCACTCTGCGCCGATAGCGTAGCGGCTTATGTCGGTTTCTGGTTCTGGCCCATCAACCTTAAAATGCAGGCTGTTCACTGAGTTCACGCCAACGGTAATCGCTGGGCTTGGCCGGTCTGTGATTTCTCCTACCCCAAACTGGCCTGAAGTATCATGAACAACTCGAGTTATCCACGGCAGCGCATCCCGCACGCTGTAGCGATACGCGAGCGGCTTGGGATGAACTGGATCGATGCCGAGGTCTTCACGCACGCCGATAAAAATAGTCCGCTGTCTTGTTTGCGGGACGCCGAGCCATTGCGCATCGAGGACTTTGCAACTCACGCGATAGCCGCAGGACTTGAGTTCTTTGAGGATTTCGAGGAAGTAGCCTTTTGCGGTTCCTTTGATGAGGCCGCTGACATTTTCAGCGACAAAAGTTTTAGGCTGTAGGCCACGGATGAGCCGAGAATATTCAAAAAACAAGTCGTCTGTCCTTTGCTCCTTGTCGCTGTATTTTTTTACCTTGCCCCATCCGGCTTCGCGTTTCCCTGCGGTAGAAAATGAAGCGCACGGCGGGGAACCGTCGAACAGGTCAAGCTCGCCGGGCTTAAGGCCGGTAGCCTTTAGAATGTCCTCGGGTTGGACTTCGCGGATGTCCCTGCCGTCGACGATCGTGTGTGGAGCGGCGTTTGCTTTGTAAGAATCACGGGCTGCGTCGATAAACTCCGAAGCCCATAGCAACTTGAACCCTGCCATGCGGTAGCCTGTAGAGGAACCGCCGCACCCGCTGAATGTGGAGGCTGCGGTGAATCCATTCCAGGGGAGCGCACGGATTTCCTCCATGCTTGGGACTTTGTAAGGAGGTTTATTCATTTCGGTTTTTGTCTCATGCTTTGAATTCGAAGGCTGTATGAAATACTGTGAGTGTCCTACCGCAGCTATTCCTCCAGCCATTATGGTTGGAGCTGGGAGATCGATTGAACGCTCAACCTCCCCCCCCCCAAATTCTCGCAAAATTATTTTTGCATTCATTTCGTCTTGCCGCTCCATTCGTATCCGCAGCGCGGGCACTTGTGATCCGTCTCGATGCCCTCATCGAATTCTTTGAAGTCATCAGGAGGTGCGTCTTCTTTTGTTTCGATCAAAAGCTTGTGCAGGTCGGTATCTGAAAATCCGGTCAGGTCGAAATCGAGATCCGCATTTTGTGATAGATCCGCCAGCTCGAGCTTGAGCATTTCCTCATCCCACCCGCCGCCGATCTCGGCGAGGCGGTTGTCGGCGAGGATGTAGGCTCGGCGCTGCGTGTCGGTGAGGTGGCCGAGGCGGATGCAGGGGACGGCCTCGAGGGCGAGGGATTGAGCGGCGAGCACGCGCCCGTGACCGGCGATGATGCCGTTGTCCTTGTCGATGAGGACGGGGTTGGTAAAGCCGAACTCGCGGATGCTCCCGGCGAGCTTGGCGACTTGGCTGGCGTCGTGCTTTTTCGCGTTGCGCGCGTAGGGGATGAGGTCGGAGGTTTTGAGGTGTTCGATGGTCATATGGCTTTTCGGATGATGGTCGTGAGGTTGTCGGCCCACTCGGCAAGGGTGGCTTCGATGGTTTTCTGCGGCTGGCCGTGCAGCCGGGTGGCGAGGGTCTTGGGCATGACTTCGAGGAGCTGCTTGGCGGTGATGTGCGGGCGGCTCGTGATGTCGCGCGCTTCGTCGTAGAAGAGGGTGATGGCTTCCTGGCGTTGCCAGTCTTTGAAATCCTTCTCGGCTTTGATGCGGTTGTTCCGGCTGGCGATATAGATTTGGTTTGCCTTGCGGATGTCTTCGACCGAGCCGCCGTTGCGCTTGCAGATGACGAGTTCGTTGTAACCGACCTTCTCGGCAAGGCGGGCGCGGCGGAGGGATTGGCGCGGCGTGTTGTCTTCGTCGTCCGGCTCGGGTGCGCTGTCGTGAACCGGCGGCGGTGGAGGAACTGGCAGAGGGTCGGCAGGCTCTGACACTCTCGGAGGTTCGGCGACCTTTGAGAGTTTCGGCGGAGGTGGCGCTTCGCCGCGCTGGCCGCGCTTGGCCCTCGGCGGTGCGTTCGTCTCACGCCACGCCTGGGCGGCGTCCACGGAGGTCGTGGGCATGCCTTTCTTGACGAGGCGGGAGACGACCGACTTGTCGATGCCGAGGCTGTTGCTTAATTCCGTGATTCCCACGGACAATGCAACGATGTCAAACTATGCAACGCTCAAAAAAGAAGCGAGCGACTGGCAAACTGCGATGGTTGAACCATTTCGGTAGGGTTCCCATGCCGCCCCCCTCATTCGGAGTCGGCGAGCTTGGCCTCGATGCGCTCGATCCATTTTGTGCTTCTGTTTTGTTTTCGTTTCTTCTTCAATGGTTTGCGCTTTGGTCTTGATGGCCATGGGAACTT